GGCCGCCCGTTCACTGGACCTTCTTGACCGAGCGCGCGAGGCCTTCGACGACGACGACGAAGTCTACCCAAGGTCGCCGGCCATAATAGAGGATCGCCGTGACGGAAACCCTCTCTGGACTAAAGCACAGGGCGACGCAGTAGCCTATGCAGCAACAGATGCTCACGATATGGCAGACGACCTGCATGGCATAGGAACTCAATTGGCTGATGCGGCGTTCGATAAGCGTGCTGCAGCTGGCAGGGCTCAGGAGTATCTTTCCCGACTGATAGCTTTGTGCGGGCACGAAGCCGGGATCCTCGCGCTGAAAAAAGATAATAAGCTAAAGCAGCTGGTGGATGAACAGAGAGAGGAAGTGCTCGGCCTAGAGAAGGAAGCCAGCGAGCTCCACGAAGAAGCTATGTGGTGGTTCGAGGGCGCCAACGCCGCCCGCAAGCGTGGCGAAGCTCTCGATAGCTTCTGGGGCTGACCGGTGTTTTGTGGAATGTGTGGCAAACCCATGCCCCCCAAGTCCAACACGGCTGGGCAGCCCAAGAAGTGGTGCTCGAAGGCCTGCAAGGGAAAGAACCAGAGGGATAACCGTGGCGGTAAGGAAGCCAACAAGGAGCGGCGCCGGCGCTTGGTTGAGTTCATATCTTCCATAAAAATTGAGAGCGGTTGCGTTGACTGCGGCTACCGAGAAAGTGCGGTCGCCCTCGATTTTGATCACCTCCCAGGGTCAGAAAAGATGTTTTCGATAGGCAGCGCTACGGCCAGGTCCGCATCACAGGCCCGGCTCAAAGCCGAGATGGCTAAGTGTGAGGTGGTTTGTGCAAACTGCCACCGTGTCAGAACCCATGAGAGGAGAAGCCATGGCCGAGAGTGAGAGTACCCATAAGGAACCCTGTCCATCATGCGGTTCCCGTGACAATCTCGCTCGTTACACAGATGGCCACGGCTATTGCTTTGGCTGTGGCCATTATGAGCACGGCGAGGGGTATCTTAAAACGCAGCAGGAACCAAGGAGTAAAATGGCTAAAGAGCTCATCCCATACGGCGAGGTTCAGGCACTGCGCAAGCGCGGCCTAACTGCAGAGACCTGTGAAAAGTGGGGATACACCGTCTCAGAGTTTAAGGGGCGCCCCGTCCAAGTTGCCAACTACAGAGGGGAGGCTGGTAGGATCGTCGCTCAGAAGGTCCGCTTCGCCCCCCTACCAGACGGCAAGAAGGACATGATCATCCTCGGGGACAGCAAAGAGATGGGCCTGTATGGACAGCACCTATGGAGAGACGGCGGTAAGAAGATCGTCATCACTGAGGGGGAGATAGATGCCTTGAGCCTATCGCAGGTGCAGGGAAATAGGTGGCCGACTGTGTCGGTACCAAACGGCGCCCAGGGGGCCTCCAAGGCCGTCGCTGGAGCTCTCAGTTACCTCCTCACATTTGATGAGGTCGTCCTAATGTTCGATATGGACCAGGCTGGCCAAGAAGCGGCAGCTGAGTGCGCAATGCTGTTCCCTCCAGGGCGGTGCAAGATTGCATCGCTGCCTCTTAAGGACGCCAACGACATGTTGGTAGCAGGGCGCGTAAAAGAGTTGGCCGGCGCCGTCTGGGAGGCGAAGACATACAGGCCCGACGGCATCGTCACTATCTCTGAAATGCGGGATAGGGTCCTAGCTCCAAAGGAGGTCGGCCTACCGTGGTACTGCGCGAAGTTGACTGAGCTCACCTACGGCCGCCGCTATGGCGAAATCTACTGCCTAGGAGCCGGCACCGGTGTTGGCAAAACTGATTTCTTGACAGAACAGATGGTCTACGACACCACCAACCTAGATCAAGTCATAGGCGTGTTTGCTCTTGAGCAGCACCCCTCTGAGACCATCACTCGCATTGCTGGAAAGCTTGGCAATAAGAGGTTCCACGTTCCCGGACCGGAGTGGGACCCTGGGGAGTTCGAGGCAGCTGTCGATATGATGGAGGAAGGCGACAAACTGCGGCTGTACGACAGCTTCGGAGCTACAGACTGGGGAGTGATCCAGAACACCATACGGCACCTCAACCACGCCGAGGGTGTCCGCATATTCTACATCGACCACCTGACTGCTCTTGCTGCTGCTGAGGAGGATGAGCGGAAGGGGCTGGAAAAGATCATGGCTGAAATGGGGAGCCTTGTCAAGGAGTTAGGCATCATCATTCACCTAGTATCTCACCTAACCACACCAGACGGAACGCCTCATGAAGAGGGTGGTAGGGTCATGATCCGGCACTTTAAAGGTTCTAGAAACATAGGCTTCTGGTGTGCCTACATATTCGGATTGGAGCGCGACCAGCAGCACGAAGACGCAGCACTACGGAAGACCACAATATTCAGGGTCCTCAAGGACCGTTTCACGGGCAACGCGACCGGCGAGGTATTCTATTTGCAGTACAGCCCAGAGGCTGGGCGTTTGGAGGAGATCGACGGTAACCCATTTGAAAAGGATAGTCCATTCCATGACAAAACTCTTGCAGACGACGATGGCTGCGCTTTCTGATGGCCGGCGCACAGGGTAATGGGGTCCCTAAGGGGGACCTCAAAGTTGTAGTACGAGATGGGTGGGTCACCCTAATCGTAACTGAAGCAGCAATCACCATGTCCATACCCAATTGGGCGCAACTGGTAGCTACTACGGAGGAGATGATGAATTGACCAGAAATGAGACACCTGCTGCTACTCTGTCGAAGATGGTTCAAACGCTTTACAAGGACGTCAACCGTCTGCAGGAAATAAACACACATCTCAAGGATGCACTTATGGCTCTAAAAATCCACAACGCACGTCGAGATGTAGAAGAGCGCATTAAGGCCGAAGCTGGGGACAGAGAAGATTTGATACGCAGCCTTCGTGAAAAGGTTGAGGAGCTCGAAGCTCACTTAAAGGACGCCTATGAGGAGCAGAACAGTTCCTTGCCTTTACAGACGCGGGATCCGCTATGAGCGAGGATATGTCCATATAAGGCGGCACGCACTGACACCACATACGCGAACACTCAAAGGAAACCTGATATGGTTCGTCTGATCTTCGACGTAGAGACCAACGGCTTACTGCCTGAGCTCGACACCATCCATTCCCTCGTCATTAAGGACGCTGATACTGGGGAGGTATGGTCCTGCCACGACCACGGAGGCCCTGGGGGTATCCCCATTAGCTGGGGCCTCCAGATACTATCCGAGGCTGATGTCCTCATTGGCCACAACATTCTAAAGTTCGACATTCCAGCGATTAAGAAGGTCTATCACAACTGGACCTACAAAGGTAAGGTTAGGGACACCCTCGTGATAGCCCGCCTTATGTGGCCGGACATCGCAATTAAGGACAAGCTGCTCGCTGCCCGTGGTAGGATCCCAGGCAATATGGTTGGTCGCTACAGCCTAGAAAGCTTCGGCTATCGCCTGCGTCGTTGGAAGGGGGACTACGCCGCAGACATGAAAGCTGCGGGCCTTGATCCGTGGTTCTCGTGGAATGTGAAAATGCAAGAGTACTGCGAGCAGGACGTCGAAGTGACTGATGGCTTGTGGGCTCTCATACAGAAGCGGTGGGTTGCATTCTCCGATCGGTCAGTTGATCTGGAGCACGCCGTAGCTGCCATCCTAATCCGCCAGGAGGAGCGAGGCTTCGCATTCGATGAGAGAGGCTGTGTGGAGCTCTACACAGACCTGATCGAGCATAGAGAGAAGCTGGATGATAAGCTGAGAGAGACCCTTAAGGGGTGGGAAATACGAACACCATTTGTCCCTAAGGCTAACAATAAGAAGTATGGCTATGTTAAGGGAGTTCCTACGGAGAAGGTCAAGTGGATAGAGTTCAACCCAGGCAGCAGGCACCATATCGCTAAAGTGCTGATTGACGACTACGGATGGGAGCCAGAGGAGTACAATAAGGACGGCTCTGTTAAGATAGACGACGAAATCCTCGGGAAGCTGCCGTGGCCTAAGGCTCAGATGATCGCTGAGTTTCTCATGGTAAAAAAGCGGATATCCCAGGTCGCTGATGGTGGACAGGCGTGGCTTAAGAAGGTCAAGGACGGGCGCATTCACGGCGTCGTCAATCACAATGGCGCAGTCACGGGCCGGATGACCCACAGCAGCCCGAATATGTCGCAGGTCCCTACCTCACATGCTCCTTATGGGCACCGGTGCCGGTCCTTGTTCCATGCTGGTGAAGGTTTTGCGCTGTTGGGCGTAGATGCTGACGCTTTGGAGCTCTGCTGCTTAGCTGGCTATATGGCCCGCTATGATGGCGGAGCCTACATACATACTGTGCTGAGAGGCGACAAGAAGGCTGGGACGGACATTCACTCCGTCAATGCTCGCGCTCTCGGGCTGGACCCTGAGAAGCGCTACCAGATCGGCGGACAAACGCCGACGGGCAGGGACATCGCTAAGGTGTGGTTCTATGCCTTCATTTATGGGGCTGGCAATCTAAAGCTGGCCCGCATACTCGGAGAGAACGACGCCAAGGTTGGCGCCAAATCCCGATCAGCCTTCCTGAAAGCCTTACCGGCCCTAGGGAAGCTGATTGAAGACGTCCGAGCGAAGGCAAAGCAGTTCGGCGCCTTAAGGGGCTTAGACGGTCGGAGGCTCTACACCCGATCGCTGCACACTGCCCTCAATACGCTCCTGCAGTCCGCTGGGGCGATCATCATGAAGGAAGCGCTTGTGACCTTTGATACTGAGCTCCAGGAAAATGGTTTCGTACCTGGGGTGGATTATGAGTTCGTTGCTAACTCTCACGACGAGTGGCAGCTTGAGTGTTTGCCCGAATGGGCAGATAAGTTTGGGCGGGTGGCTGTAGCCTCTATGGCTAAAGCTGGGCTGTCCCTCGACTTCCCTTGTCCCATATCGGGATCATACTCAAAAGGCCATACGTGGGCTGAAACCCACTGATATGGAACAGAGAACAACCAAAGGACCAGGAGATCTCTATGTCATTACCAATCCGGCCTGGCCGGGCTATTGCAAGGTTGGTCGATCGACTGACGTTACCGGTCGTCTTCGGACGTACCAAACAGCCTCTCCGTTCAGGGACTTCGAGCTCCGGTTCACCAGACACTTTGAGGACGTCTGCGGAGCAGAGCGGAGGATTAGACATATCTTCCCAGGATATAGCGCCAAAGGAGAGTGGGTCCTCTTGCACCCAGACGATGCAGCGACCCTCATCAGAGGGCTGCCGGCTTCTTAGGGAGAGATACGGCATAGCTAACCCATTCCAACAGGAGATCGAATGACCCGAACACTGCTCATTGATGGGGACATGTACCTCTACCAAGTGGCCGCAAAAGACCAGGTCACAGTGGAGTTTGATGGTGTCCCCATGAGCACCGCAGACCCCGAGACGGCTATTAGCAATCTCGACAACCTCTTTGACAATTTCATCGATAGGATGAAGGCCGACGTCATAGTGATCGCCCTCTCAGACCCTGATAAGGTCAACTTTAGGAAGGACATACTGCCGACGTACAAGTCCGGTCGGTCTAAATCGAAGGACCCAATCCTAAGAACCCTCCTACAGGACCACATTATTGATAACTACGGCTGCACCTACAAGCCGGCTCTGGAAGGCGATGACGTCCTCGGCATCTGGGCCACCGCTAAAGGCTTCCGGCCCGGCGATGAGAAGATCGTTGTGTCTGGTGATAAGGACTTAAAATTCACCATCCCTGGTAAGCATTGGAACCCCGCGAGGGACTATGACCCAAGGACCAAGACAGACGTCGTAACAACCATCACTGAGGAGGAGGCCGACTATGGTCATCTTCTCCAGACGCTGATGGGGGACCCAGTAGATGGATACACAGGAATTCCTGGCGTAGGACCTGTGAAGGCTGAGAAGGCTCTGGCGTGGGAGGGCTCCGACCGACCTTGGGACCGCGTTGTTCACGCCTACGAAGCTGCCGGCCTCACCGAGGACGACGCCTTAGTGCAGGCCCGAGTGGCCCGCATTCTCCGAGCCTCAGACTATGATTTCAAGCGTAGCAAACCAATCTTATGGAGCCCATGATGGAAAAAGGCAAACCGACAAACTGGATGGGTGGACCAATTGCGGCTGCCAGCCTCCCTATGGACACCCCCAAACGCAGGGGGCCGATCGACTATTACAGCCACAAGCCTGTTGTAACGACCCCGGAAGCGGTTTCCCCCGGGCTAACCCTTAAGGAACCCAACGATCCCACTAACCCGGACCACTACACCCGCTACAAAATACAGCCCCTGCAGTTTATCCAGGAAAACGACCTCCCGTTTTGGCTCGGGAACGTCATCAAATACTCCCTCCGCTTCGACGCTAAGGACGGCGTCCAAGACCTTAAGAAGGCTAAACGTTATCTAGAAGCTAAGATTGCACACCTCGAAGGGGAACGGAACTGGTTGGACGGGAATGGCTGAAAACCGGGGTTTCGCTAATACCCTCCATTATGGACCTCCCCAACCTATAATTAAGGAGGATCGTGATGGATTTATCTAAAGGCTTCCCGCCGGTTGATCGTCCCACAGTAGAGCTTCTCGATGAGATGTTCCCTCTGCAGTCTCCAGACCCGGATATGACTGACAGAGAAGTGTGGATGATGGCCGGTAAACGGCAGCTGATCGACTGGCTTTTCCTCCAACTCCAATACCAGGAAAACTCAGACAGTGTGCTTCGCTAGCCAACCTAAAATCGAAAAGACCCCAGGCCCCGCACCGGAGCCTGAGAAGCCTATTGAGAGCCCGATCCAAGTCAAACCCCGCAAATCAGTTCAGCGGGAAGGCAGGAGCGCTCTTAGGATCGACCTCGCAGCCGGAGCAGGCGGAAATACAAGCCTGCCTACCGGATCTACAGGTCTAAACATCTAAACACCCCTAACCAAGGACACCCAATGGCCTCAACGGCAGCGTCTCGATATGAGAAGCTCGCAGCCGACGAACGCCGTCCCTACCTTGACCGAGCAAGAACGTGTGCTGAGTTAACGATCCCAACTTTATTTCCACCCGAGGGGTCTAACAGCAGCACGAAATTCGATACTCCATACCAGGGCGTAGGAGCGAGAGGCACAAATGCCCTCGCCTCTAAGCTCTTGCTGACACTTTTCCCGCCTCATGCACCCCACTTCAAGTTTGACATTGACGAGCTCACCCTAGAGGAGGTCACTGGAACTGAAGGTATGCAGGCTGAGGTCGACAAAGCATTGTCCGCGTACACCAAGCGCGTTATGACCGATGTTGAGAGCCGAGGCTTTCGACCCACAGTGTTTGAAGCACTCAAGCACCTAGTAGTCGGCGGAAATGGTACCCTCTATATTCCGGAGGAAGGCCCCGCCCGCTTCTACAGTTTAGAAAAGTATGTCTGCAAGCGCGACCCCGGCGGAGCGCTGCTCGAGCTAATCCTCAAAGAGAATATTGCCATTGCGGCTGTCCCAGAGGAGCTTAGAGCATCGGTTGCTCAAGAAGGTGGCGATAGCAGTCAAGACATCGACGACACAGTGGATCTTTTCACCCACGTCATCCTCATGGATGGAATGTTCGAGGTCTACCAAGAAATCAACGAAAAGCGGGTACCAGGCAGTGAGGGGACATATCCTCCTGAACGCCTTCCATGGATCGTCCTGCGCTTCTCCAAAGTCGACGGCGAACACTACGGCCGCGGTCATTGCGAGGAGTACCTAGGCGACCTGAATGCGCTCGAGGAGCTCTCAAAAGCTGTTATCGAGTACACCGCGATCGCCTCCAGGGTGTTCACGTTCGTGCGCCCAAATGGAACTACCAACGTCCGTATTCTGCAGAAAGCCAAGAATGGCGATATCCTGCAGGGGAATGCGGAAGACATCACCACGATGGTCCTCGAGAAGTACAACGACTTCCGGGCGGCCCGTGAAACGATGCAAGAGATTGAGCAGCGCTTAGCTTTCGCTTTCCTATTAAACACCGCCATACAGCGGCCTGGAGAGCGTGTGACGGCTGAGGAAATAAGGTATATGGCTCAGGAACTTGAGAGCACCCTAGGTGGTGTCTACTCAGTACAGTCCCAGGAGCTCCAGCTGCCAGTCACAAAGATACTCATATTCCAGCTTGTCCGGGCTGGTAAGCTCGAGGAGCTACCTCCTGAGGTCACCCCAAAGATTGTCACAGGGCTAGACGCCCTAGGTCGAGGTAATGACCTCGCTCAGCTGGACGCCTTCATTCAGGGAGCCATGGCCCTCGCGCCGGAAGCTGCCTCGTCAGTCATCAACTGGCAAGATTACATGACCCGCCGCGGTGCCGCTTTAGGCATTGATATGAGTGGGTTAATCAAGTCGCCTGAACAAGTTCAGCAAGAACAAAATCAGGCACAAATGATGGCAATGGCCGAGAAACTTGGGCCTCAAGCTATCGC